CCTCCTGCGCGTAGTCGACGAACTCGTCGACGTCGATCTTGTCCATCGTCCCCGGGCGGATGCCCTCAAGCTGCGTGGTGAGCGTCACGAATTGCGTCGCGCCCTGGAACTCGCCGAGCTTCCTGGCCTTGTCGAGCGGCGAGGTGAACCGCGCGCCGATGTTCTGCCGCGTCACTTCTTGCGGCGGTGCAAGCGGAGAGCGGGGGAGGAAGGCACCCAGGCGGGTCAGGATCCCCAGTTCGCGCTCGATCTGATGCGAAAGGCCGGACTGCAGGGAGGTGCCGATCGGCCCGAGCGCGTCGGCCTTCTCCTGATTCCGGACCATGACTTCGAAGGCGGTCATCTGCCGCGGCGACTCGATGATCGTCTGCCACATGTCGATGTACATCGTCGTGCGGATCTGGTTCCGCCGGACCTCGAGCACGGCTTGCGCGAAGTCCGGCCGCGCCTGGGTGACGATCGGCCGGGCAAGCAAGTCGCCGCCGTCGCTCACGTAGCCCGGGTTTACCGAGCCCGCGTTCATGTCGAGCCGCACCCCGTCGACCGCCTTGTGGGTTGCGATCGGTGGATTGATCATCTGCTGAGCCGACTGCAGCTCCGCGTACGCCATGTCGTTCAGCGACCTGATGTCTGCCAGGCACAGCGAAACCGGACCTTCCTCGTAGGGCCGCGTCGACGTCCGTTCCCAATGGTCGACCCTGTACGGGAACTCGTAGTAGCCGCTTTCCCTGATGAGGTGCCGGCCATCGACCTCGACATAGCAGGACGAGAACGCGCTGGTTCGATTGGTCCCGCGATAGGTGCCGGCGTCGGCCCGCGGCTGAACCGCGTGCAGGATCCGGATCGGCTTGTCGCACTGCTTCGGGTCGTTCGCCATCTCGAGGACCTTCGGCGAGACGGCAGACCCGAACTCCTGGGCCGCTTGCCGAGCAGACTTCGAGAAGAGCCGGTAGTTCGTGTCGACGACGCCCTCGAAGTTGGTGGCGAGGTAGTTCTCGCTCAGCGGCATGTAGACGTAGCTCAGCGGCATCTCGACGTCCGCATTCGGCGCCTCGCGGATCATCAGCACCGACGTACCGAACGCCCACATGCAGCGAAGCGAGGCCTTGTGCGATGGCCAGAATCCCGAGCGTGCGTCGCTCCGCACTTCGAAGAGGTAGTCCCGCGTTCCCTCCAGCCAGCGCTTTTCGGCATCGTTCGGCTTCGGCGCGAACCGGCCGCTGAAGGCGAGATCGTGCCAGGTGCTCGTCTGCGGCGTGACCAGCGCCAGCGTGCCCGCGGCGCCCCTCGCCACCGCCCAGATCGACGTCTGATCGTAGACGTCTACCGTCCGCTCCATCCCGACCGGCGTCCCCACCACCGAGTCGGTGGCGGCAGTGACCCGATCCATGGGCGAACCGCCCGAGAACATACGGTCGAAGCGCTCGGCATTCGGCAGCACGTAGGCCGCGACGTCCATCCACATCGCCTCGAAGGGACTGCGGTCCGAAGCGAGCCGATGGAATCGGTCGATGACGTCCTGAACGAGCCCCACCTACATCGCCCCCAGGCTGATTCGTGCCAGCGACGCGCCGAAGCTGGCATCGCCGGTCCGGGAGGTGCCGATCGCCGCCCGGGCACCCCGCGCGCGGTTCACTGCCCGCCGGCCGAAGATGCTCATATCGAGGTTGGTGAGAGCCCCGCGGCGCGGCGCCTTGATGCCGGCATCACCGACCGGCGTCTCCTCGCCACCTACGTCAGGCACGACCCGGTCGACCTGGTCCTCGAGCTTGCCGAACTGGTTGTTGAACGAGGTTCTGCGGGCGAAGTTCGCCAGGTCTTTGATCTCGCGGCGACCGACCTTCTTGCCCTTGCCGTCCGACTGCGCACCGCCGAGCATGCCCCGCAATTCCCAGACCTGCTCTTGCGTGAAGGAGTCGTCGAGGCCGAACTTCGCCAGATCCTTGTACTTGATGCCCTCGACGTCGATCTTCGCCAGCGCCTTCTGAGCACCCTTCGAGACGGACTTCGCGCGCTTGTCGCCGCCGATGACCGAGGCGAACGCCTTCAGCGCCTGTTTCTGCTTGTTCGCCATCATACGGGAACCTTGTTTGCCGTCGGGCGATCAGCCAAGGGATGACGCTCGCCGAGGAAGTGACGGATCAGCGCGCAGATGCGGTTGGTCGCGATGCGCATCGTCGTCTCGACATCGGCGCGGATCACCGGCTCTTTGTGAACGACGCCGGCATCGTCGTAGTAGCGAAGCTCAGACCCCCATGGCCGGATCACGAGAACGCCGACCGGTCCGCCGTTCAGCAGGAACGCCGCGGCCTGCCATCCCGGAAGGACGATGCGCGGCTCGACGTGCATCGGCTCTCCCTGCGGGGAATTGAAGACGTCGCCCGGTTGGGCGAGGTAGACGGACGGATAGACCGTGGTCATCAGCGTCGCTTCCAGCGGCTCGAAGGAGGGCGCATTGGCATGGAGCGGCGAACCTCTTCCTTCTGGCCGACACGCTTCAGCATCGTCTTTTCACGGTTGAACCAAGCCATGATCACCGCGTCGGCATGGTCAGTGGACGTGCCGAGGAGCTTCTGAAGCTCATCTTTCGACTGGATCACGATCTCGTCCTTGACCGGCTTCCAGATCGGCGCCGTCAACTCCGCCGTCAGCTTCGCGTTGGGCGGCAGCTCGATCAGTTCTGCATCAGGATTGGCCGGATCGAGCGCGTCCCGAAACTTCCACCACGCTTCGGCCCGCTGGTTCTTGAAGCCGAGGGAACCGTCGCGCGTTCGCCCGCCCGAGCCGGCGCCAGGAACGAACGGATAGGTCGTGATCTGGTTGTGCGTTTGAAGATGCGACGACACCCCACCGCCGTAACCGCCACCGTGGTCGACTGTGATGCCGGCGTCGTCGCGACGAACGCCGAGCACAAGCTGGACGACGGGCACCGGATCCGGCGTCTCGCTCCCCGGCATCTCGTGCAGCGGATCGAACCGGATGCTGCGAAGGCAGGCGACGACCGTCTTTGCCGGACCGCCCTGGGCGACGTCGACGCCGAGACTGGTCATCGGAGCCCGCGGCTTGCCTTCGTTCTTCCGCCAGCGCTCGTTCGCGAGCCGCACCCACTCGCTCGGGATGACTTGCCACGGGTTGTCCTTCCGTCCGGCCAGGAAGTCGCCGTGGAGCAGCTGCGTCCGCCGGGGCTCCGGCATGGCGTTGATCTGCGCCCGATACTTCGTGTCGCGAAGGAACCGGTTGTCGTCGAGGCGCGCCGGGATATAGGTCCGCGAGAGCGCCAGATACTCCTCGCCGTCTTCCTCCTTGCTTCGCCAGGGCTTGCCGGCGGCAGTCCACGACCCCGGCCCATCGACCCAGACCGTCCTGATCTCATCGCCCTCGCCGAGGACGAGGCACCAACGCAGCTCGCCGTGCTTCGCCGGATTCGGGAAGAGCGGATCGAGCCACGGTGCGAACCACTCGATCAGCCAGGCGCCCTCACCGCCCTCCGGCGGGTTGCTGGCGATCACCGCACGGCAGCGTTTGCCCTTCGCCGATCGGAGCCAGCCCATCACGAAGTTGACGCGGTTCGCGACGAGTTGCGCGCCTTCGTCGAAGCCGATGAACTGCCGCGGCCGTCCCTGGTGCGAGAGTTCTGACCCGGGCTCGCCGAGGTGATCCAGCTCGAGCTTTTGGCCGTTCTTCCGCCAGACCTTCGGCGGACCCTGTTTGTAGTCCTTTGAGTTGACGATCTGGAGGAGGCGATCCTCGATGCCCTGCAGGTCCTTGTACTGGCGGCGGAAGATGATCGACTCGTCAGCGTCGAGCGCGCATCCGATCAGCAGGTCCGTCTTGCCGCCGCCTGCCGCCCCGCCATAGAGGAGCAGGTCCGCTTCGGATAGGTAGGCCTCAAGCTGTGGACCGTTCGCGGGATCGGGCAACCAGAGCTTCTGCAGCTCCTTCGCGAGAACCTCATCGAGTTCGGCCTTTCCAGCGGAATCGAGGCTCCGAACGAACTGCTCAAGCGCCGCCGTCGCCGGTAGAGCCATCCGACTTTCCCTTTCGGCCGGCGCGCGCTGCCAGCACCGTGAGCGCGGCGACCCGCTGCTCGTCGGAGACTTCGGTCACATGCAACGGGTTGTCGGCACCATCGCCCGGCGTCCGGAACGCGCCGATCAGCTTCCCGAGATCGACGAGGGCCGACCGCTTGTCGTGGAGCTTGAACTTGATGCGCCGGACGTCGCGGGCATCCTCGCCGCGACCATCCTTGAAGTCCTCGACCGTCACCTCGGAGATCGCGGCGGCCTGGTCCCGCGTGAGCTTCCCGAGGTTGATGTAGGGATCGCCGTCCTTGCCCACCTTCACGTAGTCCAGCATGTTCGAGAAGCCGATCTTCGCCAGTTCGTCGCGCACCCGCTCGGCTGTGATCTCGAGCTTCTCGTCGATCTTCGCCTGACCCGCAGCAACCGCCGCCGCAACGTCAACATTTGACAACAGGCGCGACGCCTGCTGCCTCGCCGTCCGTTCGCTGTAGCCGGCTCTGATAGCCGCCTGCGTCGCGTTCAGGTCAATGATGTATTCGGCCGCAAACCGCTTCTGCTTTTCGTTGAGACCCATGAGGTGTTCGCTTGCCGAAGTCGGAAGGAACCGGCCTATGCACCGGTCGTTTCCAGAGCCGCCTAAAAAAGGAGGCTCTATGCGCAATCCCCACGACCAGTCGTCACCAAGCGACGCGGTGATCCTAGCAATCGCCGCGATGATGCTCGGGGGAGCGGTCTACGTGCTGATGATATGAGCGTCGCTCTACAGACGATCGCGGTCACCTGTGTTTTCAGCTTGGTGCTGCTGTTCCTCATCGT